TACGGCTTTCCAGCAAAGGACCGATCAGGGCAACTCAATCTGCTTGAGCCTCCGAATTTACGCGCGCTCATCGCCAAGTGTGCTGCTGCATCCAACGTCCCCGCCATTCAATCAGCTATCAATCAGGAGTAAAGCGATGTCGACATGGAACGACTTTAACGACGCCGACCAACAACCGTCTTTTGAGCTCATCCCCAAGGGGACAGTCGCCCCCGTCAGGATGTCCATTAAGCCAGGTGGTTTCGATGATCCGGCTCAGGGCTGGACCGGCGGCTACGCCACCCAAAACTTTGACTCGGGTTCGGTCTACCTGTCTTGCGAGTTTGTGATCGTCGAAGGCCCCTTTGCCAAGCGAAAGCTTTGGTCAAACATTGGCCTTCACAGCGCCAAGGGTCCGACTTGGGGAAATATGGGGCGAACCTTCATACGGGCAGCGCTCAACAGTGCTCGTAATCTGAGGCCACAGGATACCTCGGCCGGTGCAGTGGCAGGCCGGCGCATTGCTGGCTTTCATGAGCTTGACGGGCTCACTTTCGTTGCGCACATCGATATTGAAGACGATGGCCGCGGTGGCCAGAAGAATGTGGTCAAGCTTGCCGTTGAACCTGACCACCCCGATTACGCCAAGGCGTGCGCAGCACTTGGTATTTCCCGGACCCTATCTAGTGCACCTTCAGGAGCGACCTCCTTTTCGGCACCCACGACCGCGGCAACATCGGCTGCAGTACCAGGATCGATGGCAGCCTCGCCACCTCGCCCGGCAAGCGTGGGCAAGCCGGCCTGGGCCCAGTAGGGAAGGGGCATGAAATGCTGGATCTGTTCAAGACAGGCGCGAGGCTTTGGCCACGCCGACGAGCGCAGGATCTTCTCCGACAGTCACCGACGTTCCAGGGATTGGGTGTTCTGCTCGCGCCGCTGCCAGGATGCGTTTCACGCGCTTTATGGTCGCTGCGTGCGGGGCCATCATGGGTTGCTGCCCGATCAGGAGGCGGCGATGATTGACCCGACGCCCGTGGAACAGGGTGCCATGAGGGCATGCCTGCGGTTCTTTGGTGAGGCGGCCGGCGAGATCGGTTTTGAAAAACCACTTGGGCACTACACCGAGGCTGAGGCGCTTACCGTTATTAGAGCGGTTGTGACGGCCTACACCGAAGCGATGGTGGAGCACCACGAGGCAAGCGTGCAGCCTCTGAGGCACGCAGGCTCAGTGAGTGCATCTGAAAACTCACAAACACTGCTTGAGCCTGCCCAATCCAGTCGTGGACCTTTGCAAGAAGGTGGGGTGGCGCTGTCACTTGCAGACATCAAGGATGACATCCCTTGGGAGAGTGACTCAAGGGTAACGGGCACCAAGCAGCGGAGGGGGCGATGAGCAAACGCTTGAGCCTAAATCGCTCGCACAGCATTCGGGTGCGCCTGACCGATACCTGCGCAGCCGGGTGCCTAAAGCGCCCCGTTCAGGAAGCCGGTGCGAGGGGAAGGCACAGGGTGGCCTCAAAAAGATACAAATGATCGAACAGTCGGTGTCGCTCGAGGATTGCGATGCCTGCGAACCAGAAGCTCATGCCGGAAGAAGTCAGGCAGTTGGGTGTTTTGTTTATAACGATGCATGAAGGAGATCGATCGATGCTTGATTACAACCACCAACGAAGCTTTAGCCAGCAAGTCTGCGAACTGATCGATCAAGCGCTGGATACCGAGCGCGCCGCGCAGGTGCCTCGCAGCTACCTGGGTGCTTCAAGGCTTGGGGCGCCTTGTGAGCGTGCGCTTCAATATGAATATGCCAAGGCAAGCGTCGATGAGGGGAGGGGATTTTCAGGGCGCACGTTGCGCATTTTTGAGGTTGGACACATCTTTGAAGATCTCGTTATCCGTTGGCTGAGGCTTGCAGGTTTTGAGCTTCATAACCGCAAAGCCAATGGCGATCAGTTTGGATTTTCTGTGGCCGGTGGAAGGCTAAAAGGTCACGTGGATGGAGTGATTACCTCAGCACCGGCAGCGCTTGGGCTTAGGTTTCCGATGCTCTTTGAGTGCAAGACCATGGCCGATAAGCATTGGCGCGCCTGCGCACGATCCGGGGTTGCGGCCACGAAACCTGTCTATGCCGCCCAGGTCGCCACCTACCAGGCCTACATGGAGTCGGCAGTTGAAGGGATCAGTCGCAATCCGGCACTTTTTGTAGCGGTAAACAAAGATACACAAGAGCTTTTGCTTGAGCTTTTAGCCTTTGATGCACCGCTCGCCCAGCGGATGTCAGATCGGGCCATCAAGGTCATCACGGCCACCGAGGCAGGAGAATTGTTGCCACGCGCTTACACCGCGGGCACTCACTTTGAGTGCCGCATGTGCGCCTGGCAAGACCGTTGCTGGAGCGCGCAAAAGTGAAGCATATCAAAGGTTTGAGTATGCCCATGGGGGATTCCCATGATTGACTTCAACCACGTTGAAAGCACCAACTTGCCGAGCCCGAAGGCGACTCGCGATCAGATTCGATGCAACCTTATCGAAAGGCTTGAGTCGGTCTTGGTGAGGATGTTTGCTGCGGGGAAACGACGGGGTCGCAACTTCCTCGTGGGCGATGTGCTGGGAAGCCCGGGCGATAGCCTTCAGATCGTTCTTGAAGGCGAAAAGGCTGGGCTGTGGACCGATCGGGCTACCGGTGATGGCGGCGATATTTTCGATTTGATCGCTGCCCACCACCGCCTCGATACGCAGGCTGACTTCGCTCAAGTGATGGCGCTCGCGGGCCACATGGTGGGTCAACCCTTGGTGCAACCGCCCGAGCGCAAGCGGGCTAAGGCCCCCTTAGATGAACTCGGACAGGCAACGGCGAAGTGGGATTATCGAGATGCCTCCGGTGACTTGATTGCAGTCGTCTATCGATACGATCCCCCGGGATGCAAAAAGCAGTTCCGGCCCTGGGATGCGAAGCGACGCAAGATGGTGCCGCCAGAGCCCAGGCCGCTATATAACCAGCCCGGGCTAATCAACGCTTCGGAGGTGATTCTCGTCGAAGGCGAGAAGTGCGCCCAGTCGCTCATTGCGGCAGGCGTGGTGGCCACAACCGCCATGCAGGGGGCCAACGCGCCGGTTGAAAAAACCGACTGGTCACCCCTTGCTGGCAAGTCAGTGCTTATTTGGCCCGATCGCGATAAGCCGGGCTGGGACTACGCAGCACGTGCTGCCCAAGCCATTCTTTCAGCGGGTGCGCGCACCTGCCACATACTCTATCCGCCAGAGGAAGCGACCGAGGGCTGGGATGCGGCCGACGCCATTGCCGAAGGATTTGACATCGGTAACTTCCTTGCTCACGGACCGCGGCTTCAGATCCACGACGTGGCCCAAGACGATGAGCCGGTGGCAAGTAGCGATGAGTCCGTATGGGGTACAGAAGATGCCCTGGCCCTTGCGTTCACGCGTCGGTATCACAAAGACTGGCGATATGTGGCGACTTGGGGCCGTTGGCTTGTGTGGGACGGCAACCGGTGGCGGACCGAAGAGACGCTTGCTGCAACCGATCTGATCCGTAACGTCTGTCGGCACGCGGCGTTGAAGTCCGGCAACCCCAAATTGGCAGCTAAGTTGGCAAGTGCAGGCACCGTGAGCGGCGTCGAGCGGCTTGCCCGCGCAGACCGACGTCACGCAGCAAGCACCGAGGAGTGGGACGCCGAACCCTGGCTGCTCAACACGACAGCGGGTGTCACCGACCTTCGTTCAGGGCGCGAGCGTGCCCATGATCGAAACGACCGCATGACCAAGATCGCGACAGCAAGGCCCAGGGGCGATTGCCCTACGTGGCGCAAGTTTCTAGGGGAAATCACAGGCGCAGATGAGCCATTGCAGGCCTATCTGCAGCGCGTGGTGGGGTACGCCCTAACAGGGTCGACGCAGGAGCATGCCGTGTTTTTTCTTTATGGCACCGGGGCTAATGGCAAGTCCGTCTTCTTAAACACGCTAGCCGCGATCCTCGGGGACTATGCCACCAACGCACCCATGGATACCTTCATGGAAACGCGCAATGAGCGGCATCCCACCGACCTCGCCGGGCTACGCGGGGCGCGTTTTGTAACAGCCATCGAGACCGAGCAGGGGCGACGTTGGGCCGAGTCCAAGATCAAGAATCTAACGGGGGGCGACAAGATCACC